CTTCCTCAAAGCGCATGTCCCGAGCGTAAGAGATGGCGTCCTCGACCATCTCCACGACGTTGGGCTTGAATCCGCCCACGTTCCAGATCGTGACCTGCTCGGGGGGCGTGTCTTTGCGCCAGTCGTAAACCGTGGCTACGTGCAGATCGTCGTTCTCGTCAAGGAACTCAATAACCCACTCGGCTTGGGTCTTCTCGCCGTCGCCCGGAAGAGGGCGACCGAATGCATTGACCAGTTCCGAGTAGGTGGCCAGCACGAGGCCCTGAAAGAAGGTGCCGTTGGCACCGCTCATCGTCACTTCGTATCGCATTGCAAATCTCCTAATTAGTTTGCAGTTCGTGATATCGACAGGTGGATAATACTCAAGCCGCTTGCGCTGTGCAAGGGGTCATTGAACGGCAAATTGCAGCATCGAAACAGGTAGCATGACTGCGGTCTTTCCACGCGGTGCCTGCGGGTAGATCAGCATGTGCCCGTTGAACTCTCCGCTGGAGAGCAGTAACTGGGCGTTCGCGACGCCCTTCTCAACGCCCTCGAAGTCGTCCAGCAGGATCACTGCCTGAGGATGGATGCTCGCGATCATCTTCGCTTCATCCGGCTCCAAGCGCCCGTCTATGTAGAACAGGTCCGCTTTGTATCCGACCGCGAGCATTCTGCGGAACATGCTTCTTGAGGCGGATCGCTGATACTGAATGATCTTCGCCCGACCGAGGGCGGGCAGTTCGATATCGTTGCTGGCGTCGCAGGTGTGGATGGTCGTGTTCACCTCGGCTGCGTATGACATCGCGATCGTGGATCTCCCGATGAAGGTGCCGACCTCGGCGATGCCCTTCGGGTTGAAGTAGCTCACCAAATCAAAAAGACAAAACGCATCTTCCAAATTAATGGTGCCGGTCTTGTAGTCCGCGCTCTCCACCAAATCGCTCAAGGTGTCCATATCCGTGGCTAGTTCGGGCGGGCGTGGCCGGTTGTTGCGCACTATCTGCCAGAACATTTCCGAAAACATCATGCGGTTCACTCTTAACGGGTTCATTTGGGTTCCTCCAGAATTTGTCCCACGTATTTGGGGATGTCTTGAACGTAAAAGTAGGATCGGCTTTTGGGGTGCGGGTTGGCTGGATCGTATGTCGTCCAGTAGACGACATCCCGAGCCGTTGCCGTGACTTGGCAGAGTAGCGGCATGTGCTTGGCGTCCAGCCAGTGCCGGTGCTCGAAGATGGTTCCGCGCTTCATCTGGTGCCCTCCAGCGCCCTCTGGATGGCGTCTTCCACGTACCGGGCGGCTTGGTGCAGATCCGGGCGTGAAAACGGCCTGTAGAGCACCTCCGTGGCTTTACCGGTGCGCAGTAGCTCCAGCGCGTCCAGCCGGTTGATCGGAAAGTAGCGCATCTGGGTGACCGAGACGCGATACCAGCGCCCGTTAGCGGGTGACATGGCCAGTTGCAGGCGCTTCATTGGAGCACCTTCGCGGCTCGGCGCTTGGCGGTGATCATCGCGGCTCGAATGTCGTCCGCGTGCATGTTGCGCGAAAGCTCATTCGCAAGCTCACTGGCCCGCTCGGACTGTTCGTCGGTCGGTGCCGTGATGGCGAGGAAGAGTGCGAGGGTGAGGGCCTCGCGAGGGGTTTGGGGCTGTCTCATTGCGCACCTCCGGTCGCTTTCGCGATGGCGGCTCGCACAAGCTCCAGCGCCTCACTGTTGCGGGTCGCAGAATGGGCGTGCATTTCGCTTTTCGCTGCCATCAGGGCGGCGAGCATCTCGGGTGCTGCTGCGATGATATTGGCGTCGGCGTTGATGTGCTCGCGATCGCCATCAACATCGGGAATCATCGCGACCAGTTCGCGATGGCTTGTGACGCCATCGGTCGCGGACCAGATGTGGCGGGCGATGCCTTGGTCGCCTATCGCGTGAGTGGCTTTCCATGGGCCGGTGGTGTGCTTGGTGTTCATCGTTTGGGTTCCTCGTTTTAGCGCCAAGCGGCGCGGCGTTCTGTGTAGTAGTAATGGCTGCCAATCTCGCGGGCGGCTTGCTTAGCTTCCGCGTAAGACTTGTAAACGCGCTCCAGCACTATGCCGGTGACGTTGTTGTACACGCGCCATTCGTTTCCATGGCCTTCCACGCTGGTGTAGCGGGTGACAGGGTATTCGCGGGTGTTCATCGTTTGCCTCGTTTGGGTTTGGGTTCAGACAGGGAGATACTAGCACAAGCGGGTTGGGCGTCAAGCGGTTGCCCTCATCAACTTAATTGTGCGCTCCAGATCCGCGATCTGACCGCGCAGCTTGGCGGTCTCGGCTTCAAGCTCGCGAATCCGAATCCGCAGCTTGGCGTCGCCGTCGAGAGCTTCCTGAACCGCCAGATACTTGGTTCCAATCTTTCGGACCTTACCGAGTAACACATAGCGTCCAAGCGATTGGCGGGCTGAGATTGACTCGCCTCGCACCTCATCTCCGAACATCTCGCGAGCCTTTTCGTGGATCTCGCGAACCGATGCCGGGGTCTGGAAGGTGGCCAGAGCGGCCAGATACATCGTTTTGTTTGCCATTTCGGACCTCTAAATTGCAAAATATATTGAAAGCAGTATAGACGCTCGAAACATAAATTATTGCTGCTATATATTCAATACTTTGCTATGCGTTTTTAGCATTCTGGGGTCGGCGGGAATTAGTTCATTGCTCTGATTTATCGGTTTATGAAGAAATTCTGCGCTTGTAAGTGCCAGATCCATAAAGAAAAATCAGCGAATAGACCAATAAAACCCTTTATTTCTTTAAATTCTAGAGATATAGGCAGGGAGGCGGGGGGAGGGGGAGGCGGGTATACAAGAAGAGATACAGAAAGAAATATAATAAAAAAAAATAATGTATTAACATCTCTTGTCCGTTATGGATCAACAACTTACGAGTGGCTGTTGTTTGTGCGCAACATAATTAGTTCTATTTGTTCTTTTTCAGGCCTTTGCCCGCTTGGCGGCAGGGCAGTTTGGTTGTAGATTCCCAACATGCAACGGACCAATGAAGAGGGAGCCGTGACTGTGGAAGTTGACACGGAAAAGCCAGTGAAAAAGCGCGGGCGTGGGCGTCCGCCTGTGGCTCCGGAAGAATCGAAAGAACTCCAGACCGTACAAGCACTAAAAGACGCCAGACAGCGCAAGTCGCATCCTGATCCGATTCTGTCGAAGACGGTCGCGACCATGGCCCTCGCTGGCTTTCCGCGTGAGCAAATCTGCGCGGCGCTGAAAATCAGCCCGGAAACACTTGCGCAGCACTATCACGACGAAATGACGCATGGCCGGACTAACATCATGGCCGAGGTCGTGGGAAGTCTCGCCCAGCGGGCGATCGCGGGCAGTGACACGGCAGCGATTTGGCTCACGAAAACGCGCCTAGGCTGGAGCGATCGACAGCAGGTCGATGTGAATGCCAACATCGAAGTCGTGCACCATCGGGGTGAGCTGATGTCCGAACTGACCGGGCTAATCCAAAAAGGGATCACGATAGACGCCGAGCCGATTCCGGAAAATCCGGGCAAAACGGATTCTGACCCCTAATCACAGGGATAGGCTCGGGCGCTTCTGGGCGCAAAACGGCACCGGCCCTCGAAAACGAGGGTTTTCAGGCTCGCCGGAAAACGGCAAGCCGGGACCGTTGCGGGCACGCGGCCCGCGTCAAAATCCGCCGGTCAGCCGGTCAGTCTACGGGCGCGTCAAGCTCGCGCACGCTACCAGCCCGCGAAACTTTCCGGATAGGTCCGCCACATGGCAGTGCCCCATGGTGTTAGGCGGCGGGCACCCATGCGGGCGGATAACGCGGACCGGCTCGCCGGGCACTAGCGTGGTTTTCGGATCTATTAAATCGATGACGACGGGCCGGTATACGCACCGGGCACCGGTGCGGACGCGGGCGGGCATGTGATGTGCTCCAAAATATCGGCGCGAGATTGCACCCCATAAAGCGCCCCATGGGCGGGCGCCCTATAAGCTGCAAGCTCAGGCGGCGACTAGCACGCGGGCCGGAGAATAGTCCGCCGGTACAGCAAAAGCGCTTGTGCTCTTACGTGCGCGGCCCTTTGCTTTCAGGCCCGCCACCTTTCCGGGCGCGTCCAAAAAGCGCAAGTCTGACTCATCGCCATTGATCACATCGCGACCGAGAAAATGCGCCGGGAGCTTGCCCTTAAATACAGCGGCGAATCCTACCGACTTGCCGTAGAAGCTCAGAGCTTTAGCAACTATCGGCGCGAATGCGGGCGCGTGCGAGTAGCTAAACGTAAGGTGATAGTTTGCAATTCCGGACACTCGCCGATTCGGCAATTTCGTGTAGTCATAGAATTGCAGCTCAGAGAATGCGGCGAAAATGTGCGGGTACACTTTCCCGGCACGCTCCGCCGGGTAGTTTTCAAAACGAATATCACTAGTGCCATTCAGGCGAATGACTAGCACCTTGCCAGCCTTGTGCGCTTTTTTCTTTGCATTCTCAATTTCGCGAACCAGTTTCGTCATAAAGGTGTCGCGATCATTCAAAAATAAAAAGGTGCGCGCCAATCGCGCCCGTTGAATCGCGTTATCCGGCAAGCTCGCGCCGTTCGGCGCTTCAAACTCAGCGCGGCCCGGTGCGATACCTGCGCGACCGGCGAGATTCAGACAATCGGCGACACAATCGGCGACCTTTGAAAGGGCGCAAAGCTCAGTGCCCGATGAATCGGCGGGCGCGAGATATAGCACGCCGGTCATATATCCGTGCTCCTGCCCTTTGATCGTTTTCGCATTCGCGTCAATGTTCAATAGTTTGGTTTTCATCGTTTTGGTTCCGTAGTTTGCGCGCACGATTGCGCCCGGAAATTATCGGGCATTCCGCACCCATGCGCAAGCGCCTTGCGCTAAATACATGCGCGGGCATTCCGCGCAATTGCTAGCACCATGCGCCACCCGGTCCGCCCGGCTCAGGCTGGCATGTACCAGCCCGAGACCGGGCGCGACTATCGGCGAGCGGGCGCGATGCGCGGCCCGGAATGCGCCACGGGTACCGGGTCCCGTCCAGCCGGTCAGAATCAGGCGAGCGGGCAGGCCGCCGACCGGGCGAGCACGCTTTTCGACCCAGTGGGTGGTGGGTCCCATCTGCGGTATTTCATCTCCTACCCCACTAGCATTTTTACTTGCCCTACCCCCTTGCGCTGCAAGTATGCTAGGGTCCCATCTGGTACACTGGAGGCACTATGGCAAAGCAAGGTTTGTACGCGAACATCCACGCCAAGCGCGAGCGCATCAAGGCCGGTTCCGGCGAGAAGATGCGTAAACCCGGCTCCGCTGGCGCACCGACGGCTAAGGCGTTCCGAGAGTCTGCGAAGACGGCTAAGAAACGCTGATCCATGTCGCAGGCCGCCCAAGGGTCCCCTGCTGGGACCCCGCCGGGACCCCCTCCGGCAACGAAGAAGCTTTCTCCGCTGGAGCAGAAGCTCGCTCAGCTTCCGACCGAGGATCTGGAGGCGCTCACCTTCCATGCTCGGTGGAGCAGTAAGAGGCACAAGCACCAGATCCCGCCGAAGGGCGACTGGACTGTCTGGCTCTTGCTGGCTGGTCGTGGTGCGGGCAAGACCCGCACGGCAGCGGAGTGGACTTGGTGGAATGCGTATCAGGCGAAAGAGACGCGCTGGTTGGTGAGCGCACCGACCTCAGCCGACATTCGTGACACTTGCTTTGAGGGAGATTCGGGTCTGATCTCGGTCATGCCCCCTGCGATCGTGAAGGAATACAACCGATCGCTATCAGAAATCATTCTCGTTAACGGTTCTCTGATTAAGGGGATCAGCGCAGAGACTCCCGACCGGCTACGCGGTGGACAATGGCACGGCGCGTGGTGCGATGAGCTAGCAGCTTGGCAGTACGATCAGGAAGCGTGGGACATGATTATGTTCGCGCTACGTTTAGGGACCCACCCACGCATCGTGGCAACGACCACTCCGAAGCCAAAAGCCCTCATTAGAGACTTGGTTGAGCGTGACGGAGCAGATGTGCACGTTACGAGGGCCAGTACCTACGAGAACATCGCGAATCTAGCGCCAACTTTCCAGCAACAGCTCTTGAAGTTTGAGGGCACGACGCTTGGAAGACAGGAAATTCACGCAGAAGTCTTAAATCCGGAAGAGCAGGGCATCATCAAGCGCCCTTGGGTTCAGCTCTGGCCAGCGAAAAAGCCCCTGCCCATATTGGAACACATCGTGATGAGCCTAGATACGGCCTTCACGGAGCAGACTCGCGATAAGAAAACGTCAGATTCCGACCCATCAGCGTGTGTAGTACTCGGACTTTTCTACGAAAACGAGAAACCAAACATCATTTTGCTGGATTGTTGGGAAGATCGGCTGGGAATGCCCGATTTAATCCAGCGTGTGAAGCGGGAGATGGAGGTTTTCTACGGCGACGATGAGCAAAAGCCGATGATCAAGCCGAAATTCGGTCCCGGTCGCATGTTAAACACCGGAAGAAAGCCCGATACCATCGTG